GGGACGGGCGCGAGGCTGCCTTACTAGGCGAGTCCTCCTTATCAACGGGGAACAGCTCTTGGATTGCCGCGCCAATGTCAGCCACATCGAAGCGAACAAGGCGAAAGTCTGCCAATGTGGTAGGTTGTTCGAATTGCACCAAGCAATAAACTAGCTTTAAAAGGTCGTTCATCGATGGATGCAACGTGTTTCCGTCTTCGTCTTTGGACGTTTTGAATTTAGCGAGCGCGTCCACATAGGAGCGCACACCGAACTCGGTCTCAAGCTGGGCAAGCGCGCCCATGGTTAAGGCCAGAACAAAGGTTTGATCCTTGTCCCTGCCACCTTTTAGAATTACATCGCCGCGAGCGTTCATTGTGTGACCTTAAATCGTGGTGAAGGCGATTGCGCCATTGCTTTGTGCGCTCATTGAGTAAGAAACAGCATCGCTATGATCAGCGGAAAACTCAGCCGATGTAATCTTGAACAGGCCTTCAAAGGTGCCCATGGTCGGAATGAAGAGCTGGAACTTGACCTCGGCGCTTGCCGAGTTAACGATTGCCAAGAGGCGATCATTTGCCGCGCCGTCTTTTAGCACGCCGTCGCCACTGAAATCAATCGACTTCAAGGCAAGAGCACCCGTCAAAAACTCACGCCAGCGGCCAGTCGAGTCCGAGTTGGTCGTCTCGATAGGCTCGTTATTGATCGTGAAACTCTTCGTGCGAAGCCCGCCCAATTCGATATAGGTGTTAGCGGTCGCGGTTTCGATACGAAGCGCCATGAGCGCGCCTGCTACTGCACCTGCTGACATTGGTTATAGCCTCTCCAGTTTGGCGCGATATCGACAGATAACGCGCCGTGTTTTGCCGTCAGGGTCGCGAATATGACCCCTGTCACGCTCATAGTTAAGCACAGCGCGGTGTCCCGTGGATTGCGGCAACACCACGCGATTGAGCCTAGAATAGGCCTCCTCGGCTATCGTATCGGCCTCAAGCCACCCGTCTTGCTGCGACCAAATGTTTAAGGTGAGCGATACCTCGGTGTCGCCTTCGCCTTCCGCCGTGCCGGATTGGTCTAGCGCCTCGCCACCATCGAACGAAATGAACGGATAGGCCGCGCGATCTGGCACAAAGTCATAGATGCGCCCGCCTACAACAGGAGTCGCGGCGGCCAGCGCGTCATAAACCATCTTTTGGAATGCTAGTGCTGCGCCTGCCATTATGCCGCCCTCGCCAATGTGGCCTTGAATATCGCCAAGCCCCTGTCTGCGGTTTCATCTAGGGCTGGCACCAAGAATGGACGCGGCTTGATATGGCGCGTTCCCAATTCCAGATGCACGGCGTAGGCGGCACCCGCAAACACATCAGCAATCAAGGAACTTGCCTCCACATTCCAACTGATAGAGCCTGCAAGATTACCCGTGTCCGTCGCTGGCGCTTGCCCGGGGGCCGAGGCTTGGTGCGTTACCGTACCTTTGACATAGGTCCGGCCAGTCTTAGGTCCCTTCTGCACGGCCTTGACCGCATGATTTCGAACCAGCATCGCCCACGCCTCTAGGCCTGCAGCGGTCGCGGTCTCATATTTTTTCGCCTTACGGACAAGGGCCTGCTCTAGTTTGCGTCCCCCGATCACACGCGCACGAACCGCACTCACGCTTCACCCGCCTGCACGACACGCGCGCGAACCTCAATAAATCTCTTTGGCCCAGATAAGGCGCTAACAGCTTCAATATCGTGCAACGCGCCGCGCCATGTTAGACGGTCGCCTTGCCGCATGTCAGGCCCATGGCGAAACTCAAACAAGACAGCCTCTTGCTCGCGAAGGCCGTCAGCAAAAAACACCGCGCTCCCAGTTACGGGCTTGGCCTCCCCAAAATAGGTGCCAATGTTTGTCCAAGTTTTCACCCAACCCCCAAAGCCGTCAGCAGTCTGCACCTTGCGGCTTAGCGTGATCCTATCTCGAAGCTGGCCAGTCCTGCTCATGCCAAGCGCCTTGCCATGTAGGGCGACAAGAGCTGGTTGACGCCGAGCGATACCTCAGACGAGATCGTGCCGACGACGATAGCCTCGCGGTTTTCGTACCAATGCGCGACCAGCATCAAAACGGCTTGGCGCATTCCGTCTGGGATATCAGCTTCACCCGCCGTGTATGCAATGAGGAGAGTCTCACCAGTTGCAACGCTGAAAGACTTTGACAAAGGGATCACCTTGGCAGGTCGCTCTGTTAGGTCAATGTCAAAATCTGAGGCAACGTTTTGGGTTGTCGCACCAATGACCTCTATCGCCGTGATAGCAGTGACAGGCCACAAAGGCAACCTGATAATCTCTGGAATCTTTTTTATGAGTTTTGTATACATTTGCGAGGTTGTGACCCAACCGGTGATTTGCTCGACGTGATTCACGGCTGCGTTGATCAATTGCGCGATAAGGGCGTCGTCATCATTGATATCGACGCGACAATGCAGTTTAGCCTCTGAAAGTGTTATTGCCACCACGAACCCCTAAAAGAAAAAGGGGCAGGCGATGAAGCCCGCCCCCTTGGCTTGGTATGTGTGAGCCGCTTAGACTGCGACCTGAAGCGCCTTCACGGCTTCGTGCTTCTTGGTTATGCCAGACACCCGCTTGCGAGCCATGAAGATAACGTAGCCAGTGGTGCGGAACGGGTTGCGAGTCACGCTCATGCCGACGCGGTCAACAATGATGTAAGCCGAACGCATGTCGCCAAACAAGATCGGGCGAGCGTTTGCCGCGATACCTGCCAAGCCGTCGTCGGTGTAGACGGGGAATCCCAACAAGGTCGAAGGAGCAACGCCACCCAAACCGTTAGACTGAGACGCACGCCAGATATAGTTGCCCGTGGTGTCCTTCACGTTCATGTGAGCCGCCATGGTGGTGCGGTTCATCATAAAGGCAGCATTTGGCAAATACTGTGGCTTCAGGACGTTGATCAAGCTCACGATCTGATCGTATGGGTTAGCCGACAAAGCGGCGGCAACACCGGTACGAATCTGGCCAATCGTGCCAGCGGTAACGTCTGCGGTCAGGTCTGCGGTGTGGCTGTTGAAGGTTTCCGCCATGATGCCGCGTGGCCGGTGAGTGCCCGTGCCGTTGATGTAGACCGCGCCTTCTTGGAAGGCGAACAGGTCTGCGATTTCATCGGCCATGAACTGCTCGACATTGATCACCGCGTCTTCAATAAACCAGTTAGACACGCGAGGTTCTGCATAGAGTTCGCCGCCGACTGGTTTGATTTCGCGGAAGTCGGGGGTCGTGGTTGCAGGGCGTTCGGTCGTTTCACCGACCCATCCAGAAGTCGCGCCAAGGTCATTCACTGGGATGCGAATGTCAGAGTTTCCGGACTGGATCACGGTCGACAGCTGACGCATTGGCGAGACAACTCGCAATGCACGCTCGACAGCCAAGACGATGGCAGGGGAGGCCAAGAAGCCACCAGCTGCACCCGTACCGATCAAGCCGTCAGCGGCCCGTTGCTGCAACAGCGCCTTGTCTTCTGGGCTGATTGCATCGCCTTGACGCACCCAACGACCGAACGCCTCAGTATAGGCGCGGCTTTCCATTTCCTTGCCTTCTTCAAAGCCCGTCTTGATGGCCTCGGCACGCTTCAGAGACTTTTCAATCTCGTCTTGGCGCTTTAGCAAGTCGGTTGTTGCGGCTTCAAGGCGCTTTTCCTGATCATTCAGAACGCCATCATATTTCTGCACCAGCGCGTCATGGTTCGAGCGCAGTTCGGTAACTACTTTGCTCACGCTCTCAAGCGCGTCTTTCAAAGCTACTTCGGTCATGTTAAGACCCTTTCAAAAGAGAGTTTGCCCAGTCGATAATCGACCGGATTTGTTCGGGGGGGATTTGCTCGCCTTCGTCCCGAAGCTGCGAGGCATTTTCAGAGGCTGGATCGTCCCGATCATCAGCGCCCTTGAAACCAGTTGTGGCGATAGACTTTGCAGCCCGCGCGCTAAAACCTAGATGGGCTTGCAATGCGTCTTCGAAGTCGCGCACTGTCACGATCTGGGCGCGCAATTCT